CAAGGTAACTAGGTAACAACGTAACAACTACTTCTGTAACTTTCCTATGGCTTATCCCGTTTCCATTTGTAACAAGATTTTCCAGTTACATGACCCTATTTTGTTGCCCTAGAGAAAGTTATAGAAACCGCTGTTACATCGTTACACTTTCCACTAAGCGCGCCACGCTTGCCGCCTTAGTGTCGCCCTCAATCGCTAAGGCGCGGCAATCTGCGCCGCTATCCTGAGAGCCGGGGGCGTATTGCGCCGCGATCAGCGCGCTAGTAGTCTGTCGGTATGGCAACCTATAGAGCCGCGCCGCGCCTCGGCTATCCGCCGCCGCCGCACGCGCTGACCGAAAGCGCCGCGACCGCGCGCCAGGCGCTCAAGCATTACGGCGATACGCTGCGCGCCGGCCGAGCCGCGGCCGTTGAGGCGTACGCCGCGAGCACGCGAGACGCCGCCGAGCGCGGCGAGCGCAGCGCTGCGCCGCAACTGGCACGCGCCGACCTGCCGCCCGCTATTGCTCGCACCTATGCAAAGCTCGAGGCGCATGGCGACGTCGTCGCTCTGGGCATCGTGGGGCGCGTCGTGGTGCTCGCGGCCCAGCGCCGCGACGGCTTGCGCGCACGGGTCTTCTACCGCTGGGCCGGCGATCCCTTGACGGCGCGCGCTGACGGCGCGATCGTCGCCGGCCGCGCTATGACGATGACGGCGGCGCTCGCCGAGCTCGAGGCGACGTCGTGAGCGACGACCGCGACGCCGTAACGCCCGACCCCGATAAGGGTGAGGTGTTGAGTATCTGGGCGACGCTTGCCGCCATGACCGAAATGTCAAAGCTGCGCCAGCCTAAAGAGCCGCCGCCGGGCGTAGAATCGCGCCATGAAGACAACCCGTAAGCCGCGATACGCCGAGCTCACGGCGACGCGCCTACTCGGTGAGCAGCGTTGGGCCTATGAGCGACACCTCGAGCATATGAACTACCGCGACATGCGCCGCCTCGTCATTGAGCCAGTCGATCGCGGCGGGCTCGGCTACGACCTGAGCGAGCACGCGCTGCGCGGCCTCGTCGTCGGCTATGTCGAGTCGGCGCGCGAGACGCTGACCGAAGAGCGCGGGGTCTACATAGCGCGCGAGCTTGCCGACCTTGACCTTCAGCACCGGGCGCTCGCCGCCGTGCTGGCGCGGTCGATCGACGCGGCAGAGTCGACGAAGGTCGCCGCGGCGCTCGGCTACGACTCGCTGGCGCAGCTACTCAAAGAGGCGCCCGACGCTGCGGTGCCGCTTGACGCCCGCCAGATAACGGCGCTACTTCGCGAGCTTCGGGCCGTCGGCGAGTCGCGCCGCAAGTTGCTAGGGCTCGACGCGCCGCTCGAGGCGCGGGTCGAGGTCACCAGCCGCGACGGCGTCATGGCAGAGCTCGAGGCAATGCTCGCCGGCAACGATGACCTATCAACGAAGCGAAAGGCTAAACGATGACCCCCGAAAGCGACGCGGCCCTCGAGCCGGCAACGTGCCGAGAACTCGGCTATCTCATGGTCAGCGGTAAGCGCGTGGCGACGCTGCGCTGCGGCGGGCTTGCCGGGCATGGCGCGCGACACGTTGCCGCCTTCGAGTGGGAAGACGCAGCGCCAGAGGTTGCCGACGACTGGCCCGAGCGTTACGACCTAGACGAGACCTTTGAGGTAGACGTGCCCATGCTTGACGCCGAGACGCTGGCAGAGATCGCCGAGACGAGCCGCGACGACTTGAGGGCCGCGATTGAGCGCGTGAAGCTGGTCGAGCCGGTCGACCTTGACGACGAAGCGCTCGACGTTTTGGCCGCGATCCTGCGCTCGCGAGACGTTGACCGGATTGTCGAAAGCTTGCGCGGTAGTGGCGCCTAGCGCGCTAGTATATAGGCATGACAAACTCACCGAAGCCGCCGGCGGGGCTGGCTGCTCACGTATGGCAACCGACGCCCAGGGCGCGAACCGTCGAGCAAGAGCGTGCGGCGACCCTTGACTCGGCGGCCTATCTTTGGCTCGCTGACCGTCTCGAAGTTGGCGAGCGGGTTGCGCGGCTGCGCCAGGGCAAGCCCTCGAGCGAGGTGCCGGGCTTTGTGGTCTTTATTCCTGAAGGCGTGCGCGCCGTTGAGGTTTTTTGGCCGAAGGTGGCGACGGCAAGCTACAACGAAGAGACGACGCCCGGGGAGTCGCAGCTTGTCGGCGCTGGCGATCTTGTGCTTGCCGCTGTTGCCGTGCGACTTGTGACCTTTGACGACGGGCGAGGGGCGCGTTTAGCGTGGGCCTACAGTCCGATCAAGAGCTAAAGGCGCGCCGCTTAGTAAGGGCTAGCGCGCGACGACTACGGCGCACCCTCGACGAGCGGGGTGTAAAGGCTTTCTACGTCGCCTTCGCCGAGCGATCCCTTGACGCTGAGCGCCGCGGGCCGGCCGTGGCGAGCGAGTACCGGCGCGGCGTGACTGAGCGCGACCCGTTGCTCTTTGCGCTGGTCTACTTGCGTAAGCACTTGAGCGACGAGTCGGGCGCCGTGACGCTGAGCGAGGTGCATATCGAGTGGGCGGATCGCGCCGCGGCGTGGCGTAAGCGCGCCGTCGACCCGCAAGAGCGCCGCGAGGCGATCGTCGCGCCGCGAAATATGGGCAAGACGACTTGGCACTTCCTGGCGTTGCCGCTGTGGGCGGCGGCGCACGGGCACGTCGGCTTCGCCGCGGCCTTCGCCGACTCGAGCACTCAGGCCGAGACGCACCTCGCGACGTTCAAGAGCGAGCTCGACAACAACGACCTGGTGCGCGCCGACTATCCCGACCTTTGCGCGCCGAAGACGCGAGGCCGCGGCACGGTCGAGGCTGACCGCGTGAGTCTGTACCATGCGCGCAGCGGCTTCGTCTTTGCGGCGTCGGGTATGGACTCGAGCAACCTCGGGCTCAAGGTCGGCGACAAGCGGCCCGACCTTATCGTGCTCGACGATATCGAGCCGCATGAGTCGCGCTACTCGTCGGCGTTGGCGGCGAAGCGCCTCGACACTCTCACGAGCGCGATTCTGCCGCTCAACGTGCGCGCGACGGTGATAGCGGTCGGTACTGTAACTATGGCCGGCTCAATCATGCACCAGCTAGCGGCGGCGGCCGGCGGCTCGGGCAAGGTTGAGCAATGGGTGAAAGACGAGGGCTTCGTCGCGCGCCATTATCTGCCCATCGTGCCGAGCGACGACGGGGCGCCGCGGTCAATCTGGCCGGCTAAGTGGTCGCTTGACTGGCTTCAGTCGATCGCGCATACGCGCAGCTACGCTAAGAATTATCTCAACAACCCGTTAGGCGCTGATGGCGACTATTGGAGTCTCGACGACTTCACGCGCGGCGAGTTGCCGGGCGTTACGCGCCGCGTGCTGAGTGTCGATCCGGCCGTGACGACGAAGGCGTCGAGCGACTTCACGGGGCTTGCGGTTGTGGGCTGGGCGCCGCCAGCGCCGGGCAGCTTGAGCCGCGGGCGTTGCCGCGTTGAGTATGCCGTGCAGGTCAAGCTAGCGCCCGACGCGCTGCGCCTGGCCGTGCTCAAGATCGTCGAGCGCTTCGGCGTCGGCCTTGTGCTGGTCGAGACTAATCAGGGCGGCGAGCTTTGGCCGCGTATCTTGTGGGGCTTGCCGGTCAAGATAAAGCCTATCCACCAGAGCGTCAAGAAAGAGCTACGCGCCGCTGACGTACTCGACCATTACCAGCGCGGGCGGGTAGTTCACGCCGAAGGCTTGACCGAGCTCGAAGGCCAGCAAGTAGCTTTCCCTAACGCGCCGCACGACGACATGGTCGACGCGGTCGGCTCGGGCGTGGCGTATTTTCTCAACCGTAAGCGCGGCGCGGCGAAGACGGGGGCGGTAGGCTCTGCGCCTTACGCCTAGCGCTTGCGTCGTCGCTACTGACGCGGGGCGCTTTCGTGGGCTATCCTGGCGCTATGCAAGCACCGGAGACTCTAGCCCAAGCGCGCGGCGACCTCAAGCAAGCGCTAGCGATCATGCACGAGCGCCGGCCGCGCTACCTGGAGGCGCGCAACTACTACGCCGGCACGGCCGAAGAGCCTATGCTTTCGCCGACGTTGCGCGCGCTGATCGCTAAGAGCGGCGGCAAGCTGCGCCCGCCGAGCTTCGCGCATATCCCTATCGACTCGCTGGCGGATCGTATTGAGCTTGCGGGCGTATCGGCCGACGGCGCGGTCGGCGAGCGCCTGGCTGACATTCTAGACGGCCTTGACTTCGAGGCCGAGGCCGACGAGTGGGAGCTTCAGGCGTGCCTTTTCGGCGACTACTATGTCGTCGTCGACCCTATGGCGGTCGACGATCGCGGCGCGGCTACTGAGGCCGCGGTCGTGGGGCGCTCGCCGCTGACGGCCGTCGCGGTCTACTCGTCGCGCGACCCGCGCGTCGCTTTGTTTTTCGCGCAGGTTTATAGCGAGGGCGAAGGCCGCACGCGCCAGCATTACGCGATTCTCTACTACGATGACGAGACTTTGCTCTTAGCGACCGGGCCGGGCAAGGGCGGCAGCGACGGCGAGAGGGTCGCCGACTATAGCGAAGACCTAACTGACCAGTCAGAGCCCGACTCGTGGCGCTTGAGCAACGAGGCCGGCTCGCCGCTGATGGTGCATTATCGCGTCGGCGGGCGGCCGTACGGCACGCCGCAGCATATCAAGGCGTGGGCGGCTCAAGACGCGATAACGAAGATCTCGTCGGTTGACCTGGCGGCGACTGAGCTTCAGGGCTTCCCGTCGCGCTATGCGTTGCTTGACCCTATGGCCGAGAGCGACGACGACATCGACGCCGACTTCGGCGACGACGGGCCGGGCACCCAGGCGGGCGACCGTGACGGGCTGACCTCGGCGACGACCGGCTCGAGCAATCTGAAAGACTTACCGGGCACGACGAAGCTGCTGGCTGGCGTCAAGAGTGTTACGCAGCTTGCGGCGGTCGACTCGGGGCCTATGCTCGCGAAGCTCGAGTGGTGGGTGCGCAGCATGGCGACGAGTACCGGCGTGCCTTTCTTTGAGTTTGACGCCGCCGGCGTACAGCCGAGCGGCGAGTCGCGGCGGCGGGCGTCGGCGCGACTTATTAACCGGGCTAAGAAAGCGCAGCGCGCGCTCGGCGCGGCGCATGTTCGCCTGGTTGAGACGTTGCTTGCCGCTTTTGGGATTGACGCGGCGAGCGCCAGCGTGAGAGTCGCATGGTTGCCGGCTGAGGTTGCTAACGACGTCGAAGGCATGGCGCTAGTCAAGGCAAAGACGCGGGCGGGCGTGCCGCTGAGAGATGCGCTAGTTGAGGCGGGTTACTTGCCCGAGACGGTCGACGGCTGGCTGGAGATCGCGCCGCGTAGCCTTGACGAGGTCGAGGCTATCGCGGGCGCGCTGGCAGAGCTCGGAAAGGCGGCGACGCTGGGCGTCGTTAGCGGCGAAGAGTTGCGGGCGCTCCTGCCCGACGTTTTGACGGGGGCGGTCGGCGAGGGCTTGCCGATTGCCGAGCTTGAGCCGCTAGCGCCAGCGGCGCCTAGCCCGGCAGTCTAGCGCGTGAGCGCAGAGCGTGAGCTTGCCGCGCTTGAGGCGGCGCTGAAGTCGTCGGGCGATATTGGCGGCTGGCTTGCGGCGGCTGCGCGGTTGCGTGAGGTGTTGGCGCTAGCGCCTGACGAGGTGGCGCGGCTCGTGTTGAGCTTTGCGCCGCCGCTTATGAGGGTCGAGCTTGAGGCGGCGATCTTGCAAGCGTTTAGGCTAGGCGTCAATGATGCCCGGCGGATTACGTCGACGCCGAGCGGCGACGTCGCGGCGTTAGGCGCCCGGCCTAGCGAGGGGTTGCGGGCTAGCGTGCTTGCCGTTGACGAGGCGGCGGCGTCGGCGCTGAGTATTGCGCAGCGGCTAGCGCGGGCGGGCGCGTCGGCTGACATGATAGCGGCGCCCATTTTGGGTAGCGCTCGCAGCGTGGCGGCGTTGACAAGTAACACGGTCGTCGCGGGCGGGGCCGAGGGTGTCGAGGTGGTCGCTAGGGTGGCGCGGGTGCCGCTGCTATGGGTGGCTGAGACTAACGCTTGCGTGCATTGCTTGGCGCTTTCCGGCACGATTGCGCGGCCGGGCTCAAGTTTTGACGGGTCGGCGACGTATGGCGCTAGCCCGTTGCCGACTTTTGACGGGCCGGTTATGGCGCCGCCGCGTCATCCGAACTGTCGATGCACGCTTGAGCCGGCCGTCTCGCCAGAGTTTGCGGCGGCGCTTCGACGTGAAGCCGACCGCTCGGTGCTGCGCGGCTTTTCGCTTGAGTCTGAGTCGATGCGCGTGAGGGTTGACGCGGCCGAGCGGCTACTAGCGCGCGGCGTTGACGCGCCTAAGAGCGTGCGCGCCTTCGCTCGTGGCGCGGTGCGCAAAGGCGAGTTCCCGACCCGCGGCCGGCCTAGTGCGTAGACTATGGGGCAACGCTAGCCCCCGAGAAGAGAGACGTTAGACAATGAACCCAGAGACAACGGTCGACAATCGCCACACGCTCGCGCTGCCTTACTGGGCGCGGCCGGGCTTTTCCAGCATTGTGCAGCCTGACGACGGCGGCGGCAATGACGACGAAGAGCTTGACGACGACGACGACGAAGACCTCGAAGACGACGACCCCGACGCGGATAAGACTGAGGCCGAGCTGCGGGCTGAGCTTGCGGCGGCGCGTCGCGCGATCAAGGCCGCTAACGATTCAAGCGCGAGCAAGCGCGGCAAGCTGAAGGCGGCGCGCGCTCGCGTGGCTGCGCTTGAGGCGGCCGGCGTAGGCGGCAAGTCGAAGCCTGACGGCGACGACGACGGGGCGGTCGACCTTGACGCGGTGCGCGCTCAGGCGACACGCGCCGCGACTGTGGCGGCTAATGGTCGCATTATCAAAGCCGAGGCCCGCGGGTCGCTGAAGGCGGCCGGCATTGACCCGAAGCGCGTCGAGCGAGCGGTCGGGCTTTTGAGCCTTGACGATATCGACGTCGACGACGACGGCACGGTCGAAGGCTTAGACGAGGCGATCGACGATCTTCGTCGCGAGTGGCCTGAGCTTTTCGCGGCGGCGCCTGGTCGGCGTCGGCGATCGGTCGCGGGCGACGATGACCGCGACGGCGCTAAGCGCAGCGGCCCGAAGCTGACGCCGAGCCAGCAACAAGCAAAGGCGCTACTGGGCTAATCTGCCGTCTTGTCGGGGGTTAGGTGCTACCCTGGGCGCTAAGGCCTCACGGCCCGCGCTCGGGATGAGCTCGACGGCTTTCTGCCGTCGGTAGCGTCTAAGCCCCCGAGCGGGGCGTTAGGGGGGTCTATCATGGCCCGTAACACGATGGAAGCCTGGCTTCGCGAAGAGCAAGGCAGCGAAGTTATCAAGCGCCTCGCGCAAGTCTCGGTCTCAGAGTCTGCCTTCAAAAAGGTTTCAATGACTGGCACGACCAAGAGCGAGCCGCGCATGGTCGATATGGATGTCTCGGTTATCGCTAAAGGCGCAAGCTACGGCGAAGATACCGGCGCTAACGACGAGATCCTGCTGACCGCGCGCAAGTTTGGCCGCGCGCTGCGGATTGCCGAAGAGGACATCGACGACGATGTCGCCGATGTTATCGAAAGCAAGAAGACCGGCTGGGTTACTAGCTTCGGGCTCATGCTTGACAACGCCACGATGGGCACGACCGCGGCCGAGAACGGCACGACTGTACCTTTCACGTCGATTTACCGGGCACTCGGCCAGGCAAACGCGGCGACCGGCTACACAGCTAACGCGCACAAGCTGGCAACGGCCGGCGCGTTGACGTATGACGACTTCAGCGACCTCGCGAGCCTTGTCGAGTCGGGTCAGTATTTTGACGCTTCGACCTCGGCCTTCGTGGCTCACTCGAAGATCAAGGGTCAGATTCGCAAGATCAAAGACGACCAGGGCCAGCCGATTTTCACGCCGTCGCCGCGCGTGGGCGACCCTGACACCGTCTTCGGTTACCCGATTTTGTTCACGAACGGCGCGGTTACTTCGGCCACGGCTCTTGCGAGCCAGGCCGTCGCGGCAACGCCGGGCGCCGCGGGCGTCGCCGGTAACGCTTTAGTGGTCTTCGGTAACACTGAGTTCCTGCGCCTCGGCATCCGAAGCGGCCCCGAGTCTTACCTCATTCCTGGTAACGCTGGGCTCGCCGCTTTGACTGACGAGACGATCCTCAAGGTTCGCGCTCGTCGCGGGTTCGCACTCGCGCACGAGTTCGCCGTAGCGGTGCTCGAGGTCACAGTCGGCGCCTAGCCGCACTAGCCGCGCCGTCGCATATAGCGGCGGCGGCGCGGCCCTCAAGCTGGGCGGCGGGCGGCGCCTCGGGGGTGCGCCCGTCGCCCATTATCGAAAGGCTAGACCGTGTCAGAGTTTGCGACTATTGCCGAAGTGCTAGCGCTTACCGGCGCGACCGTGACGACCGCGCAGCGCTCGCAAGCGGCGGTCGTGATCGAGATGACGACCGGGCTAATCGAAGGCACGCTAGAGGCTCGGTCGGATATTAGCGACCGTGATCGTTACTGGTTGCGCGTCGCGTGCGCCTATCAGGCGGCCTGGCTTTTGAGTCAGCCCGACTTTCTTACGCGCGACGACGTTTCAAGCCTGAGCCTTGACGGGCAGAGCGCGAGCGGTAAAGCCGATTGGCTGGTGCTGTCGCCGCTGGCTCGCCGGGCTATGAAGCGCTTGTCATGGCGCGGCACGCGCACGCTTTACAACGAGCCGACCGAGCGCGACGTCGACGCGGCGATCCGTCGCCACGCCTTAGACGGCTCGCGCGATCATCCCGGCGAGTGGATGCCCATAGGGGCGGGCTCGTGATAAAGGCGACGACGACGCTCTCGCTCTTGCGCGGCACGAAGCTAAACGACTTCGGCGACGAGGTCGACGACGACTCAGGCGCGGCGATCGTCTCGGCCGTGCCGGGCTCGCTTGTAGAGGTTTCGCGGCGCATAGACGACCCAGTAACGGGGGCGTGGGTTGAAGTCTCGCAGCTGGTCGCGCGCTTCACGCCGGGCACGTTTCCGGCCGTGGCGGGCGATCGCGTGCGCGACGAGACTACGGCCGAGCTTTATTGGGTGCGGCGCGTCAAGGCGACGCCGCGATCTATTGGCGGGCTAGGTGCTTTACGCTTAGATATGAGCCGCACAAGGCCCGAGTAGATCGGGCGGTACGGCACGACACGACGCGACCGTAGAGGGGGCGAGCATGACGGCACGAATTAGAATCACCCGAGTGATCGCCGCTGACGAGGTGGTCGGCTTTGTCGAGCCAGCTATGCGCCGTCTACTCAACGCTATGCACCGTCGCGCACAGCGCGCCGTGCCTAAGCGTACTTTCAATCTTCACGACACTCTCGAGACCGACCTCGAGGTCGACGGCTCGCGCATTGTCGGCACGCTAGCCGCTGGCGGCAAGACGGCCGCGGCGCCTCGAGGCGCGAAGTATGCGCTCTTTGTTGAGCAAGGCACTAGCCGCATGAGAGCGCAGCCTTACCTTCGCCCGGCGCTTTTGCAGTCGCGCAGCGCTGACTTGCTTTTTACTGGTGAGCCTGACCGGCCTCGCGGGGGTGGCTCGTGACTTTGATTCCTAACCCTGAGCTCGTCGCCGGTGCGTGGCTTGTGCAGCGGGTCGGCTTCGGCGTCGGGCAGGTCGCGACGTTGCTACCTAAAGACGTCAACGCCTGGCGCGCCGACGGCTTCGTCGTCGTCGCGGCGCTCGTGGGCGGGTCGGCAGATATCGACACGCCCGAGAGGCGTCAGGCGGTTGTGCAAGTCGACGCCTACGCGGCGCCCGCAAGCGAAGGCGGCGGGCGGCCCCAGTGGAATCTAGCCGCGCAGCTTGTCGAGCGCGTGAGGGTCGCAACCGAAGGCGGGCAAGTGTACGGCCAGGCCGTCGCGCTTTCGCCGCTTTACGGCGGCGCCCGCGTGCTTTCGGTTTACCTTATAAGCGAGCCGCGCCGCGTGCTCGATGACGTCGCAAGCTTTGCCCGGTTTACTGTAGACCTGGCGATCGACTGGGTTAGAGAGTAGGCGAGACCGTGGAGAAGTTGCGAAAGATCGAAACAAGCTTCGGGCTGAGCGTCGAAGTCGGGGCGGCAGAGCTTGCCGACTTGACGGCGCAAGGGCTCGTGAAAGTGTCGAAGCCTTCGGGCGCGACGGGCAGCGCAGATAGCGCCGCTGATAAAGCCGCGAAGGCGGCCGACAAGAAAGGGGCGGGCGCATGACCGTTACCAGTAGCAACCTTATCCAAGGGCCGGCGACGCTTTTCGTCGGCGCCTTCGGCGTAGCCGAGCCGGCAACGATCGCGACCGCGCCGGGCGAGGGGTGGACCAACCTCGGCGGCACGCGCGACGGGGTCGAGCTTACGATCGCGAAAGAGTACGCGGTGCTTTCAGTCGACCAGATCGTCGACGAGATCGGGCGCACCGTTACCTCGCGTATGGTCTCAATCACGACAACTCTCGCAGAGGCAACGCTCGCGAACCTTGCGCGCGCAATCAACGAGACCGCGCCGACCGCCGGCGTCTTTACGCCCGACACTAACGCCGCGGCCTTCACGCCGCCTTACCAGGCCATCATTCTTGACGGCCTGGCGCCTGGCGGCTTTCGTCGCCGCGTCATTGTGCGCAAGGTACTGTCGACCGACTCGGTCGGCATGGCCTACCAGAAGGACGGCATGACCGTTATTCCCGTAACCCTGATGGGTCACTGGGTTAGCACTTCGGTCGCGCCGTTTAGCATCACCGACGCTTCGGCCTAGCACGCGGCGGGGCGGTCGCTCTGGCCGCCTCGCTCAACCCCCGAGAATTGAAAGAGGCAACAATGACCAGCACCAGCCGCGACGAGCCCGTCGTAACCTTTGCCAAGCGCGACCCTGCAAGCGACTGGGCGACCAGCGACGAGCGCGTGCCGCTCTTTACCGTCGAGCGTGACGGGCAAGAGCCGCGGGTCTACTCCATGCCGGCGAAGCCTAACGCCGGGCTGACGCTCGAGTATCTGCGGCAAGGTCGCAAGCTCGGCGCAGAGCTGGCCGCGTCGTGGATTATCGAGACGGCGATCGGCGAAGAGGGATACGACGCCCTCGTCGACGAGCTAAGCCAGCACGACGGCAACCCTCAGGAGTTGTTGCGCTCGCTTATTGAGCGCATCCAGGTCGTCGCTATGGGCGGCCTCGAAGTAAAAAAAGACTAACCGGCTTAGAAGGATTAGCAGAGAGAGGGGGAGAAGTTGCCTGGGTGCTTGACTACCTCGAAGACGTCGCTAGCGACTTGTCGGCCTTTCATCGGGTCGACGACTGGCGCACGCTCGACGGCCCGCGATTCTTTTCTCTCTGCCATAGGCTCGCCGCCTATGCCGGGGTTATGCAAGCCCGCGTCGTCGCCGAGCAAGAGGCAGCGAGCAACGGGCCGCAGCGCGGCGCAAGCGGCGGCAACGTGGCGCGAGTGCCTGAAGAGGTCGCGCTCGCTGGCCTCGTCGCCGACGGCTGGCTCGAAAGACGAAAGGGTTAGCGAATGAGCGTCAAGATCGCCGAAGGCGTCGTCGAGATCACGGCCGACGCGAAAGGGGTCGGCCGGCAAGTCGCGAGCGACCTCGACGCCGCCGGGCCTGAGATGCAAAAAGCCGGCGACGGCATCGGGCGTAAAGTCTTTGGCGGGCTGGTCGGGGCGTGGGCGGCGATCGGCGGCGCGCGGCTAGTCGGCGGTTTTCTTACTGGCTCAGTTACCGGCGCGAGCGACCTCAACGAAACGATCAGCAAGTCTAATGCAATCTTCGGCGACAACGCCGCAAAAATTGAGAAGTGGGGCTCAACGTCGGCGCAGACCATCGGCCTATCGCAGAGCGCAGCAATCGCGGCGGCGGCGGGCTTCGGCGATATGTTTACCCAGATCGGTTTCACCGGCGACGAGGCGGCGAATATGTCGACCGCCGTCGTGCAAGCTTCGGCCGACCTCGGCTCTTTCAATAACCTCGAAACGGCCGACGTCGCCGACCGCATGAGCGCCGCCTTTCGTGGTGAGTTTGATTCTTTGCAAGCGGTCATACCTAATATCAACGCGGCGCGCGTTGAACAAGAGGCGCTAGCGGCGACCGGCAAGACGCTTGTTTCAGAGCTGACGGCGCAAGAGAAAGCCGCTGCGGTGCTGGCGATCGTGCACGAAGACGGCGCGCGAGCCATGGGCGACTTTGAGCGCACCAGCGACGGCGCAGCTAATCAGGCAAAGATCGCGACGGCAGCGCTAGAAGATCAGCAAGACAAGCTAGGCGGGCTATTGTTGCCCGCGTACACGACTTTCCTCGGCTTTATAAACGGTAGCGTTATTCCGGGCTTTGCTGACCTAATTAGTTTTATCGGCGAGAATAGCGACACGCTGCTTTTGCTCGGCGGCATCGTGCTAGCTGGGGCCGCGGCTTACGGCGCCATCACGCTAGCGCTCAAGCTTCACCGGGCGATCCTGATAGCCACGGCGGCCGGCACTAGCATTATGGCGATCGCACAGATGAAGCTCAACGTCGCGCTCTTGGCTAACCCTATTGGTCTAGTAATTATTGCTATTACGGCGCTCGTCGCTGGCATCGCTTTGATCGCCACTAAGACGACATTCTTTCAAGACGCTTGGGCGGTAATGTCTAAGGGTATCGGCACGGCGTTTAGCTTCGTGTGGGATAGCGTGCTCAAGCCGGTTTTTACGGCGATCGGCTCCGGGTTTACTTTTCTTTTCGAGAACGTAATCAAGCCAGTAGCTACCGCCATGATGATAGTTATAGGGCTCTGGGCGGCGCTGTTTACTTTCGTCTGGCAGACGGTACTCAAGCCGGTTTTTGATGCAATCGGCAGAGGCTTCGGCTTCCTACTAACTGACGTATTCCAGCCGGTCGGCCGCGGGATTGGCGCGGCCTTCGGGCAGATAGGCGCGGCGCTCGGCTTCGTGTGGAATGGAATTATCAAGCCCGTTTTCTCGGCGCTCGGTACGGCCTTTCGCTTTGTACTAAACAACGTAGTCAAGCCGGTCGCTGGCGGCATCAGCGCCGCACTGGGCGCGATCGGCAGCACGGTCTCGAGCGTCTTCGGCGGTATCTCTGACTTCGTCGGGGCGGCTTTCCGTAGCGTGCTCGGCGTGATCCGCGGGCCCATCAACGGCATTATCGGGCTAGTCAACGGCGTGATTGGCAGCCTCAATAAAATTAGCGTGAAGATCCCTAGCTGGGTGCCGGTCGTCGGCGGGCAAATGTTCGGCGTCAATCTGCCGCGCATACCGATGCTGGCGCGCGGCACTAACAACGCGCCCGACGCTTTTATTGCCGGCGAGGCTGGGCCTGAGCTCGTGACTGGCGCGCGGGGCGCGACCGTGCGGCCTTTCGCGCAGTCGCGCGACATGCTGGCGCAGATGCTTGACCGTCAAGGCGGCGGGCGTGCCGTGACGGTCAATCAAACGATTGTGCATAGCGACCCGATACTCGCAGCGCGTCAAGCCGCACGAGAGTTTAGCCGCTATATGGGGGTCGCATAATGGGCACGGTTATAACCTTCACGACGTCGCGCGACACGGTCGTCATTACCGGCGACGACCCTAACGCTGGGCCGACTTACGACGTGCTCGATCAGTGGTACAGCGTGCAAGCCGACTTGCGCTACGCGAAGCGACCCGGCGCGCCCGGCGCTTTCGCGCCTGAGCGATCCTTCCCTAACGACTTGCTAGTCAGCGTCGAAGGTCAATTCTTCGCCGAGACGACGGCCGACGCGCTGGCAATGCGCGAGCGCCTGAGCGCTCTCTACGACGACGGCCTCGAGGTAACGATGACCGTCGCCGACGACTTGAGAACGACGACCCGCGTTGTGCATGTTGAGGCGGTCGCCTTTCCGTGGACAGCGCGCCGCGAGATCCGCTTTACCGTTGACGCGCGAGCCGCCGACCCAAGACGCTACGGCGACACTCAAAGCGACTCGACGGCGCTCGCCGTGCCTGGCGGCGGCTTGATTTTCCCGCTAGTGTTCCCGCTTGACTTCGGCGTCGCGACGGTCGACGGCCGGGTCGACACGGTCAACGCCGGCACGACCGCGACCTCGACGCGCTTCGTCGTGAGCGGCGGCGACATGCCCGACGGCTTCGTGCTCGCTAACGTATCGACCGGCCAGCGCGTTACCTATGTCGGGCCGGTCGCGAGCTCGAATAGCATCGTGCTTGACTTTGAGGCACGGGTTGCTTTTATCAACGGCACGGCGCCGGCGTCGCGATTCTTGTCGTCGCCCGAGTGGTGGCAGGTGCCAGCCGGTAGCACCTTGCAGGTGCAATTCTTGGCGCGAGGCGCAACGACGGGCACGCCGACCCTTTCGGCGGCTACGGCTTCGGCCTACTACTAGAGATAGGATCAGGTCATGCCATTGACTCGCAGCTTCCCGATAGACGAGGGCTACCCGACCGCGCTCGACGTGCGGCGTCTCGACGCTGGCTTGATCGTGCGCGAGGGCATCCTCGCTGACCCGATTACGGTCGCGGTCGCTGGTATCGCCTACGGCGACGGCGGGTTCAACGTCGGCGCGCGGCCTTTTGTCGCCGCTCTCAAGCGTGGCGGCGCGGCGTACTCGCTCGACTACGGCGTCGCGCGCCTGGCTAACGACGCCGCGGGCGCCGCGTGGACTATTCCGGCCGCGCCGGTTTCTAACTCGCGCATTGACCTGCTATGGATCAGGGCGACCGACCCGGCCGAAGGCGAGGCGACGACCGGCACCGACGGGCCGGGCGGGGTCGCCCGCGCCGTGCCTATCTTCGGCGTGACCTCGGGCACGGCCGCACCGTCGCCGGTCGCGCCAGCGTTGCCGGCCGGGGCGTACCTAATCGCGACCGTGACAACGCCGAGCGGGGCGGCCTCGATTGCCGGCTCGACGATCGTTCAGAGCTACGGCTTCGCGCAGCTTTCGGGCGGCACGGCCTACGCGCGCACGCTGGCGCTATTGCCGTCGACCGCCGTCGAAGGCGACCGGGCGGTCGCTCTCGGTACGGGCGTGCGGTATGAGCGGGCCGGTAGCTTGTGGCGGCCCGAAGGCGTCGTGCTGGCCGTGGCAGACTTTGCCGCCTTAGCCGCGTTGCCGACCGGCGGCCGAGTCGTCGGCGACCTGGCGCACGTCGCCGAAGGCGCGGTCTATATGTCGTGGACTGGCACGCTGTGGCGGCAGACTACGACGGCAACTTTTGCGTCAACTGGTGCGCGCGATACGGCGTATGCAAAAGCGGGCACGGCTTATCGAGTCGCGGGGGCTGAGGCGACGGTTGATAGTGTCACGTCTCGCTATTCGGGGTCGGCGTGGGTTCCAGACTTCCAGGAATACGCTTCGGCACTAACCGCTAAGGCCGGTTTCACCTTCGGAGACCAGAGGATTCGACGGTTTGGGCGTGTTGTGTCTCTGCGTGTTTCGGTGCAAAAATCTTCTAGCTGGTCGGGTGCAACGGAGGCATTTGCGGATGTTAATGACACATCTCTAATGCCAAGTGGTGACTTTGTTTATTTGACGGGTGTGGCAAGCGGCGGCGGTTTGCGAACTTGCGCAATTGCGCCTAACGGTGAGGTGAGGCTTCACGGCGCGTCGGGTGATAGTTCCGCCACTACTCAGTTCGTTAGCGCCACATACATGCTGGGTGCTTCGTAATGCCATTCCATCCGGCACCGAACCGCCCGCTAACTTCACCGTTCGGGCCGCGCATCAACCCGATTACGCGCACGTCACGGCATCACAACGGCGACGATTTCGGCGGCACGTTTGACGTTCTCTCCTAATGCTGTACGACCGGACACGAAACAACAATCGAAAGGGGCACTAATGAGCGACACCGACGAGCCAGTAGTTGAGGCCGAAGAATACGAGTATGAAAGCGATGAGGACACTCCCACCGATCTCGGTGAAGTGACTGAGGGCGAGATCACCACTGAGGAAGTGCCCGCATGAGCGGGTTCGTGCTTCCTACTTGGCGTATTACGTCTCCGTTTGGCGTGCGCGTGAACCCGGTGACGGGTGTTCGACGCTTGCACGCGGGCGCTGACTTTGGTCAGGATTCCGGCGCGGCTATCAAAGCGATAGCACCGGGCACGGTCGAGTCTAAAGGCGTCAACCTCGACAAGCGCAGTGGTTACGGCCATTGGGTGCGCGTGCGCAACTTTGACGGCTCTCGCGCCATGTACGCGCATATGGTCGCCGCCTCGCCTTTGAGCGTCGGCCAGACGGTCAGCCACGAGACGACCGTCGGCGGCGTCGGATCGACCGGCGCATCAACCGGCCCCCACCTGCACTTGGAGATCATCGTCAACGGCACGCCGGTCGACCCTATCCCTTACGCGACGGCGCGACCGGTACCGGTAACGCCCGCGCCAGCGCCTAGCCCGAGCGGTCGCGTGCATGTCGTTGCTCGTGGCGAAAGCCTGAGCGCTATCGCCGGCAAGTACGGCACGACCTGGCAAGCTCTCTACGCCGCTAACCGTGGCACGATTGGCGCTAACCCTAACCGGATTTTCGCCGGCCAGGCGTTGACCGTATCGAGCTCGGCACCGGCGCCCGCGCCCGCGCCGGTTCAGCGCGTGCATGTCGTCGCTCGTGGCGAGAGCCTCAGCAAGATCGCGGCGAAGTATGGCACGACTTGGCAGCGCGTCTACGCCGACAATCGCGGCACGATCGGCAGCGACGCTAACAAGATTTTCGCGGGTCAGCGGCTTGTTATCAATTAGGCCGAGCGTCGACGAGCTCTTCAGCTTTCCCGAGCCGCGAGCGTTGCGGCCGGGAGAGCCTGAGCCGCCTATGCAG